CTTCGATGGTCGTAACAGGACCCAGAGCTTCAGCCTCTCCAGCTATGTCCTCGAGAGGGACATAGGGGGCATAATAGCTGATATTGAGAACCATTCTGCCGGCGACGAGAGGCCCGAAATACAAGATCTCGGACGACGGTGTAATCGCAAAAGCTGGGCATCCGCAATAACCCTTCATGACCGGCACGTTAGTGGCTCCCACCACTTGAACAACCTTGTACCTATTCCCAAAGGCGTCGGTATGGGTGATGTTTTGCCTCGAAGGCGAAATGGTGGTCCAAACAGTTCTGAATCCGTTATTGTCATCCGGGACAAAGACAGCCGCAGTGTAGGTGTCGAAATTTGCTCGGCCGTTTCGGGAAAGATTGGGGATGGACTTTAAGGCCTTGGGATGACCAAAAAGCCCTGGTGGAATCTTGTAGATAGCAACATCAGATTCTCCCATGTCAGCATGCACACGGTATTCACTCTCACTCAGTGATTTCTCAACATTTCCTTTCGTGAAACTCAAGGTCCCGTTTCCAGACTTCTTACATATCTCGCAAATCCCATGGACATACGAGACGACAGTCTCAGCATCAAGATGATAACCATAAATGGTTATGTCGCACCCGCAGGTGATGTAAACCATGTTCGCCTTGAGGACCTCAACTCTCTTGGTGATGTCATTTCCAACCGCAACTACAGGGTCCATAATTGGCCTCTTAACGTGGTGGAAGGGATAGTTCTTACCCGTAGCAGTGTAGAAATTGGTGGTTGGAGTGGAACCACTCGTAAACCTTGGTGAACTTTGGGTTTGCGGTTGGTCGTCGTCCTCTCCCTCTTCTGGGATCACTTTCTTTTCCTTGAAAATCCAATGGTAGGGGATAGACAGGAAATTCTTCAGATATGGAAATAGGAAGTATAGAGCAGTTCCAAGAGCCGCCCAAGTGAGATGGTTCATGAACTTTCCTCTTGTAGCCACATGGTAGTATTCTTCAACTGAAATGGGCAATTCGTCATCAGGTTTCTTCGCTACGGTTTTAGCTTTGTCAGCAGCCTTAGCTTTGTCGAACATGTGGAACCACTTATCCTTCTTCACCTTGAATTCCTCTGGACTTTCCGGTAAATTTGATCTCCGTTCCGGAAGCAAGTAATTGGGATTAGGTGCTGCCGGCGTAAGAGGGGGTGGTATCATGAAATCAGGTTTCAAGACGTCAGACGGAGTCGGTTCAGAATGGTCTCGGCATCCCCCACACTCCTTCATTTCCCGATTGGAAAACGGGGGAGCATTCCTAGACGGAGGGGGACTAGCAGCAGCATCCGCGTACGGTCCGCAGCTGTCATGACTTGAAGTGCTTCCGTTGCTCCTGTCCCGCTTCTTCCTCGCTGGCATCATTCCGAGAGGTTCCTCATCATCAAAAATTTCATCATCATCATCCTCAAATTGTTGTTGTCTCTTTTCAATCAGGTCACGTAGGACCATGACCAGCTGTGGATAACTGATCGTTCCAGGGAAAGCGTAACGCATCCATGTCCTTGTTCTTCCTTCACTTGATATGAACGGGGAATACACTTTGAACTCAAGATGTTGCTTGTAGTCGTCGCCCGGAATAGCTTTTGATGGATCCAAGCGAGTGGTATCCCCAAGACGGAAATCTGGTTTGACAATAGCCTCAACACACAGGTTGAACCGGTTGGCAAACGCATTCAGGTCCGTGATCTTTTCCACCTTTTCGAGCTTGTGTAAGTTGGTAAAAACAGAAACAATCTTTGGAGCTATTGTCATACCTTTCCCTTCTCCAATACGGGAGTCAGCAGCGACCTCCGCCTGTGGTGGTTGGTACTCATTGCACGAAATGAGAGAAATCACGGAGCTGACCGTGTTGTTCAAGCTCTCATTGTTACACGCAAATTCATCCAATACGACGTGTTCGGTGTTTGATGTCGAAGCACCATTCCAATGGGGGGTATCGGTTGGGACTGAGTAGTAGCTAGGGTAACCTAGATCCTTACTCAGTGAAGGAATCAGATGTGATTTACCAACACCAGGCTTCGAATAACAATAAAATCCAACTGGGGTCGGACGGTCACGTTTCTTTCCGAAGGAATCACGATAGATTTCGATCTTGGATAGGCGTTTTGACACTTGCAATCCGATAGCATAAGAGACACGAGGCA